TGTCTACTACACACGCCAATATCTCCCTCATGGGCTTTGACTTCGAACTCGAAATTGAAATCCAAGTTCGCTCTTTCGGCACCGCCCCGTCCGGCCAGTTCAACGGGCCCCCTGAGAACTACGACCCAGGCTCCGAGCCTGACTTCGACATTGTAACTCTTGTCCTGCGACTCGACGGCCTCGGCCCAGCCTTCGATGCAACCGGCGAACTCTTCGACACCCTCTCATCTCTCCGCTCCGTAGACGACGCTATCCTCGACCACATCGTTGAACTCGAAGAGAACTACTCAGACGAGTGGGATGACATCGCCTACTCCCGCGAGGATTACCGTGAACGCGACGATATGCGCCAGCGCGCACATGACGCCTGCTGGGAGGACTAATCAATGCTCATCTTCGCATTCGCAGCACTTTTCACCTTCGTGCTTTTATGGAGCGCATTTTACCTAATCTTCTACACTGCGCTCTATGGATCTCTAATCATCGCTTACATCTGCATCTGGGATAACGAAAGACGAAAGGAAATGTGCCCTCATGGATTACTTTCAGCGATCCTACTCAACAAGTGACCTATTCCAGCGCACAACTTTGTGATTGACTTAGACCCATCTATATGCTATTATACTATATAAATCAGGAGCTTACCCAATGCCACGTATTCCAGCACATTCCGCCACAGTCTACACCTCCGGCGACAAAATCCATCTCCACCTTCCAGCACCAAAAGGCTACACCTCCGAGCTAACCTTCCCCGCTAACACCGAAGGCGCTGAGTCCCTCTTGCGCCTTTTACGTCAGCGCGAGGTCTACTCTTACACCCATCCAGTCGCCATCGCGCAGCCGTCTATGCCAATCCAATATGTCGTAGACGCTTGGCAGCGCTCCACCCCTGACGCCGCCACCAAACTCCAACGCGCAAAGCAACGCGCCGATGCCGAGCGATTCAAGCACAAAAGCAAGGAGGATCAGTTAGCCGAACTCGACGCACTCTTAGACCTCACCTTTTAGTCCCACCTTCTACTCAGTATCTAATGGGCCTAACGTGCCCTAACCTAACGGAGCCTATCATGTCATTTGCCCAGATCATCGCACGTCTTGAGTCCATGAACGCAGAGATCTCTCTGTTCCGCACGAACTACCAATACGCTGATGACGACCGATGGACAGCCTCCATCGAGATCAAACACGAAGCCAAAGACCTGCAGCTTAAAGCCCGTGGCAAAGGTGGAGATGTCGAGGATGCCTTACAGGCCGCTTGGGGCAAGGTCGAGGCCATCGTCAACACCCTCACCTTCTCCAAAGGCTTCGAGATCCCTCTCCTGTCAATCGACGCCACCCCAGAACGCGAGATCAACTTCTAAGGGCCCGTCATGTCCATGTCCCCCATCGTCTCCCAATACCTTGCAGCTGTGGACGCTCTATGCGTCCACCCCACCAACTCCAGCCCTGACGCAAAGCTCGCACTCTACCGCCGCCTCATCGCCCAATGGACTCGCTCTCTCAACGACGTTGAAAAACGTGGGAAAGCTGGGCGCTTTTCTAAACTCGAAATCGCCGAAATCATTGACGAAATGATGGAGCGTATCCGTGAACTTAAAGGTTACAACCATGTCAACTCCTGACCACATCCTTAAAGATGCTGGGCTTTTCGCATACCAGAAAACCCACGACTTTCTCAAAGATCAGTTTGATCTTCACGAGTCCAATCCTGACGTTCTCGCGGTCGCGTCCATCAACGCTATTCAAGCTGGCTTTCTGATGCTTTGCATCGCGTCTTATGCCGCCACAAAGCACAAGCACCCCGTCGCTATCACGCTCGCCATGATTACCGATGTTCTAAAGAAAAGCGGCCCCAACATCGAAAAGGCCCTTGAAGCCGCCGAGATCTTCCTCGACACCTACCCAACCCCCCAATAGGCACAACACGCCCACAACCTCACAGGAGCCACTACCATGCCATTACACCACGCCCCCCTTGTAGGCGCACACTTCCGCCCGCCTGCAAAAGCACTCCTTGCATCCCTTCCCGCCGGACATCCTCTCGAGCTTCGTCCCGAACCCGAGAACCCATATGACCCCAACGCCGTAGCAGTCTGGCTCGACACCAAGACCTTACCCCCAGAAGCCCGCGAGGAACTGGCCGAAACCCTCGAAGGCACCGGCTTTGACCTCGAGTCCATCGACGAGCAGAGAGACTTCCACGTTGGCTACATGGCAAAGGAACAAGCGGCCCTACATATCGAGGCCCTTGGCCTTCTGCTCGAGTCCCTTAAAGTTGACTCCATGATCTCCGGCAACGGGCCTTTCGTGGACGGCCTCGAGGCAAAACTATCCTTCACCCCCTCCGGCTCATACCAGATCACCTTCTTCCTGTAACCAGCTATGTATTCGAAAGGTATTCACATGTTATCTCCAACCCCAGAACAGCAATACATCATCGCAGCGGCCAAAAGCCCTTCGTCCATTATGATTAATGCCCTCGCTGGCACCGGCAAGACCACGACCCTGCAGATGCTCGCATCCGTTCTCCCCAAAGAACCTATCCTCGCGCTCGCATTCAACAAGAAGATCAAAGAGGAACTCGAAAAGCGGTTCCCTTCCAACTTCACAGTTATGACCATGAACGGGCTGGGCCATCGCGCTTGGGGCAAGACCATCAACAAGCCCAAGATGCTCATCGACGACAAGAAACTCGGAAGGCTCACCACAGAGGCACTCAAGGCCTTCCCTTCCAGCAAGGGCTCATGGAACGAGATCAGACAACTCGTCATCTACGCCATGCAACGCGGAGTCGTGCCTACCCAATTCCAAAACGCAAAAGGGCTCTTGCCGGATACGCCGGATACATGGCAGGAGATTGCATCTGACTACGATCTGCTTCTCACCCCAGACGAGTGCAAATTGTCCCGTCGCATTTTGTGCGAAAGCATCGAAGAAGGCCTAAAAGGAGTCATAACCTATGATGACCAGATCTACCTCCCCGTGGTTTTCACAGGCGACTTTCCTCGCTTCAACACAGTCCTTGTGGACGAGGCCCAAGACCTTTCCCCACTCAACCACCAGATGCTTCGTAAATGCTCCTCTGGTCGCCTCATCGTCGTTGGCGATCCGCGACAAGCAATCTATGCCTTTAGGGGAGCGGATAGCTCAAGCATGGACACCATCAAAGCTCTACGTTCCGAATGGATCGAACTTCCCCTCAACACCACATTCAGATGTCCGTTAAGCGTCGTCGAACGCCAGCAAAACCACGCCCCGCAATACCGCGCCGCAGAAAGCAATCCGAAAGGCGAGATCCACGATCTGACCAATGACAAATGGACATGGGGCGCAATCCCGTCCGGCGACACCGCAGTGCTATGCCGCAACAACGCGCCCCTCATTTCTATGGCCTTCAAGCTCATCCGTCAGGGTATTGGCGTGAACATGTTAGGACGCGAGATCGGACGTGGCCTTTCAACAATCGTCAAAAAGCTCTGCCCTGACTTAACAACCAAGGTCGATCAGTTCTTGCCGCTTCTCACAAACTGGCATGAAACAGAAAAGTCCAAGGCTGAAGCAAATGGCGATAGCACCAAAGCTGCCAACACGACTGACAAATATGAAAGCATCATCGCAGTCATCTCCGCGAAAAAGCCCCGCACTGTTGCAGAGCTTATTGAGGAGCTTAACTCGTTATTTGCGAAAAACAATGGGCAGGTCATTTTGGCAACTGGGCACAAAGCGAAGGGGCTCGAATGGGGCAACGTCGTTCACCTCGATCCTTGGCGCATACCGTCCAAATATGCAAAGACCGAAAGTGAGCAGAGACAGGAGGCGAACTTACGTTACGTCCTTGAGACTCGCACAAAACACACCCTCATCCTCGCAAACCTTTCAGACTTTGAACAATAAGGAGCCTTGCGTCATGGACTTCTTCGACCCAGATCGCCCGCGCATATCGGGCCTACCAGCATTCGCACCGGGACAGGGTGTAGGGATCTCAGTGATCCCCGCGCTCTACTTCGCCCCGCGTTCCGGCGGCGACACCATCGAGATCTCAGGTTTCTTTTCGGTCGGCGCAAATCGTTCGTCGCGTTTTGTGACCGAGATCCCTGTAGGTGACTTTCCAGAATTCTGGCAACATTGGCTGTCAGATCCAGAGGATTGCGCTCGCAAAGCATTCCAATGGAAACCCGCAGACGCCGCGCAACCAAGCGCCCCTGTGCGCACCTCTGCACCACCACCTACACCGCTCAGCCCGTTAGACTTCGACGATTTACTGGAGGGATTAGAATGAAAACGCTTTACACCATTGCAGCACTCTTGCTATCCAGTTCCGCATTCGCGCAAAGCACTTCCTTTTACGGTCCTTCTGGCGCTTACGAAGGCAGTGCTTACAGCAACAGCGGATCGACAAGTTACTACGGCCCAAGTGGTGGGTATTTGGGAAGCTCTTATTCAAATTCTGGTGCGACATCTTATTACGGCTCGAGCGGATCTTATGAGGGCTCATCTTACGGCCCTGCAGTTGGAGGTTATTACTATGGCGAATAGTCCACTTCTAGTCCCCGCTTACTGGCCGCTTTTCAAAACGCATGAACTCAGACGTTTTGATTATTCGGCCCCGAACGCACCATCCTTTACAAGCGTCTTTTCCTACGACGTTGGCTCGGACTCCATGCTCTACAACAACTATGACGCTGCTGGAACATGGTTGAACCGCTGGTATTACCGTTACAACCCAGGCTTCGGGATCGCGGAGTGGCGCGACGATTACCCGAACAATAAAAAGGTTGTGCTAAAACCAGCAATCGGATGGGGCGAATTCCAGACGGTCCCCTCTACATACGAGAACAAACCACAATTTGACTTTCTTAAATGCTCTCCCATGGCCTTCTGTTCCGGCGAACAAATCGTGAGCTTTGAGCAACACCTTCAAACCTACATCGCAACATCACAATCATATTCAGACGTTCTTGTGTTCTCCTATCTCCAATCGTGGAACGGAAAGCCCGCGACAGGAGCCCGTTACTGGATGGCGCTTGGTGTCGGCCCGGTCGCTACGCAGTTCATCACCCAAGACGCGAAAGATCCGACAAAGCTCGACCTTTCCCCAATCTGGAATGCAACAGTCACACGGGTGAACGCATGATCGACGACATCATTCTAAACGAAATCGCCATTTACGCTGCGATCCTTTTCTTTGCTGGAGGCGTGGCATACATCGTTCACCTGCTTTTGAGCGGAGATTATTGATGTCAAACTCCGCAACATCTAAGGGCACACTTCTTAAAATCTTTTACGAGGCAGGTTACAACGATGCCCTTCACGCAGTTGCAAAGATCATCACAGAGTTCGATCCCTACGATCCTTACATTGTGGGAAAGATGAAGATTGAAGAACGCAAAGCGGCGCTTATCGCCGCCATCAAGGAGCTTCACAAATGAACAATGTCCGAACCGACACACAGTCCCGGCTCTACAAAGACCCCGCCGAACTTACAGACTACGAGCAAGCCCTTCTCGATCTAAAGCGCGACGGCCTAACGCACAAACAAATCGCTTCCCACTACAAGGCCAGCATCAACACGATCTCGAACAAATTCACGATCATTAACCACAAACTTAGACTCGCCGCGATGGAGAGGTGCCATGACTGACTATTCAGACCTTGTGAAGCGATTGCGTTGTGATGGTATTGCCGCCCGTGACACATTGAAATGCGCGGAGTGTGCGCCAACGGTTGACCCAGAAGATGCGCTTGAAGCCGCCGACGCTATTGAGCTTTTACAGCGCGAACTAAAGTGCGCGAATGAACTATGGGAGCAGCAAAAGGAACTGGCTTTGGAATATTTGGCTGACATCCAAAAGGCTAATGAGCGGATTGATGAATTGAAAGAACAATTAAGGATAGCGAATAATGATTTTTTCGATATTGAAGCGACTACATTTGACATGAAATCTCGTATCGCTGAACTAGAGGCAGCGTTAAAGCCGTTTGCTGACGCCAGCGACTTTCATCTTGGAAGCGATGACATGTCGATAGCGTTTAGAATAATTATCGGAAATCTACGCCAAGCCTGTAAGGTATTGGGAGAGAAGGAATGACCAGACAAGAAAAGGAAGCCCTCATCACTCGTCTCGCTACACTCTTCGACGACACGCCCACATATTTCACCATGAAGGATCTGGCAGAAATCGCCTTCGATTACATCGAGCCCCAGATCCGTGAGGAATGTGCGAGACACGCCGAGGCACTCGACCCTTCAAACAACGTCGCGTCTGCCATCCGTCGAGCCCACCCATGACCCCAGAAGACATTGAGCGCGTTCCTGTCAACATCAAATGGACCCCCGAACTCGACGAAGAACTTGAGCGGAGCTTACACAATGGACTTTCCTACAGCCAAATCGCCATCAAATTCCACATCTCCAGATGCGCCGTTGCAGGACGACTCCACCGTCTCCGACAAGCAAAAAGAAAAAGAGCGGAAGTTGGCGCTATTGGAAGGCCGAAGGCTGCGCCGAAACGCCTCACACAGACAGAGAATGGCGAATGACCCAGAATACCGAGAGGCCCAACGCATCAGACGCGCTGCGTATCGACGTAAGAAGAAAGACGAAAAGGCAGAAGCCTTCAAAGCCCAAGCACAAATCCAAAGGGAAATTCCCCAAGGTGACAAAAAGCTCGATCAAATCTCCCCGCCGAGCGAGCGCCCTGCGCCGAAGAAAAAGCCGGGGAGAGTTTATATGATGTGCAAATGGTATGGCCTTTAGGCCCACCTTATACTGAGTCCCAAGTGGGTTTAACTTTTTCCCCCAGCGCGCGATTATTTTCTTGCAATGGGTTTAACTTTATGGCACTATATCGAACGCACAAACAAAGGAGCCTTTTTGATGCGCACACTTAATCTTCCCCACGAAATCACAGTCACAGTCGCCCAGCCTTATGAAGAAGGCTACGTGCTAACCGCAACCGAAGCTGAAAAGCTCAACCAAGTCTTCGCTGACAGCATCCGCACATCTCTAATGTCCAAGCTCAAAAAGCTCGACAACGACAGCGTAGACCATGCAGAGGTCGAAGCGCAGTTCCAGCAGTTCGCTAACAACTACGGATTTTCAATCCGCACACCGAAAAACGCCGCAGATCCCATCGCCAAAGAGGCGAACAAGATCGCAAAAGAACAAGTGTTCGCAGCAATCAGGAAGAAGGGCGGTAATCCTGCAGATTACTCTGCGGAACAAATCGCGGAATACGTTACGAAAGTTCTGCAGCACAAACCAGAAATCCGTGAGGAAGCTGCACGTCGCATTGACTCAAGCCGCAAAATCGCCGGGGATCTTCTCGATGACCTCCTCGACGAGGCGGCATGATAGGAAACACGGCCAGCACCGCTGATGCGAAAGCTCAAGTGTTGGTCTTCGTTCAAGGTTCGACTCCTTGAAAACAGGGGCATATACCTCCCGCCCCTGCTCTTGGGGGGAGCTTCCGGGCTCCCCTCCTTTTACACTAACCTAATGGCCTTTTAATGCGCGAAGCTGAACTCCTCTACGAAGCCTACAATTCTGACTTTGGTATAGAAGTCGAGCTTTTCGGGAACTACCAAGTATCTCTGCAAAGGTTATACGCAGCAAAACGCAAAGACCCTGACCTTGAAATCATTCAAATCTTCAAATCCCCATCCTCTCACACTCACATCTGGATAGTTAAAAACGACACCTTGCGCCATCCCAATGCGCCACAGGCGCAGCCAATTAAACAAAACCCACAAGGCGACGGACCTCTTTTTTCCTTAGCCGACCTTTTTGGAGACGAATGACATGGGCGCGAGGCTCGAAGACGAAACCACGAAAATTCACTTCCACATTTTTTCAAAGGATCTTGAACGTATCGACGCGCTTTTCTGCCGACAGGGGCATCGCACGGTCGGGCGCTCCAAGGCCTTACGTCTTATCATCCATTCTTACCTTTCACATCTGGAGAAGAAGTCAAATGCCAAACCAGTCAAATTCGACCCAACCGTTGCCGACATCATTGCCTGACGGCGACCCGCTCGAGGAGGCATCAGAATTCTCCCTCGAAGAACTTATGAACCGCGCCCCGCAAATTTCTGACACCGAAGCTGACCAGATCATTTCATATCTTCGTGCGCAGAGGGAAAAGTTCGCACAACAAGAGGCAACGCCGAAAGTCAAGAAGGAGCGCAAGGCTCCCGCAAAAGGCCCAAAACCAAAACTATCAGTTGATGAATTACTCTCAGGCCTAGATTAAACCGCCAAAGGAGCCCTTGGCATGACATCTTCAGAACTACAAGAACTCGTTGACTCTCTGCGCCATCAAGCAGGGACGTGGATGGGAGACGAGGCGTGTGAGCAACTCGAAAGACTTATTCAATACACGCTAAAACTCCATGAGCGGTCCACATTAATCGACGCAAAGTTAAAGCAAGGCTATCGGTTTGTTCAAACCGGCAGCGGTCAACATTCCACCAACTAAGTCAGGGACGCCCCATGACCACGAACAATTCACTTTCCAAAATCTCCCTCAACTTTCAGATCGCTTGGGACTCTACATCCATCGGCGCATTCAAAACATGTCCGAGGCTCTACCAGTTGTCCATTCTTGAGGGCTGGCAGCCACGCGAGATCAGCGTTCATCTAACTTTCGGTTTACATTTCCACTCAGCCCTCGAACGCTACGATCACCTTCGCTTTGGTGGCATGGACTACGACCAAGCACTTCGTGAAGTCGTGAAATATGTGTTGACAATTACATGGGACGAGAAGAAAAATCGCCCGTGGATCTCAGACGATCCAAACAAAAATAGACTCACGCTGCTCCGCTCGGTTGTTTGGTATTTGCTGCAATTCGCCGACGACCCAATCGAAACGGTCCGTTTGGCCAATGGCAAACCAGCGGTTGAATTGTCGTTCCGCTTTGACAGTGGTTACACCACCTCACAAGGCGAGAGCATTTTGCTTTGTGGTCACCTTGACCGCCTCGCCATGCTGAACGGCAAGGCCTTCGTGCTTGACCGCAAGACCACAAAATCCACAATCAATTCTTCCTTCTTCGACAAGTTCTCTCCCGACAACCAGATGACGCTTTACGCTATCGCCGGGAAGGTCGTTTACAACATCCAGATCGAAGGGATCATTGTTGACGGCGCGCAGATAGCACAATCATTCACACGCTTTCTACGCGGCACAGTTCCAAGGTCCGAACCAGTCCTAGAAGAATGGTATTACGACCTTGGGCAGTATTTAGCCACCGCAGAGTTGTATGCTGCTAATGGCTACTGGCCGATGAACGACAAATCTTGTGGCCAGTATGGCGGTTGCCCGTTCCGCAAAATATGCAGCCTTCCACCTTCTGTCCGACGCGAGTGGCTCCAAGCCGACTTCACCCGTCGCGTCTGGGACCCTCTCCAAGTCCGAGGTGACATTTGACAGACTTAATCATCATCCTTGTTGGCACATTTGTCATCACCATTACTCTCGCAGCTTTATGGAACCAATAACATGCCTCCACTTTCACAACATCATTCATCCACAACCACAAAGCTGCTTTTCGTTGGCGATAGCGGAGCGGGAAAGACCGGCGCACTTGCCAGCCTTGCTTCCGCTGGGTTCAAGATTCGCATTCTTGACCTTGACAACGGAGTAGATGTCCTACGCGACCTCCTGACCAACGGGAAGTATTCAAAAGACGCCATTGAGAACGTGGAGTATGTCACGATCACCGAGCCAATGAAGAACCAAGGGGGAAAACTTGTTCCCGCCAAGGCCTCTGTCTGGCAGCGTGTCGCCGGAATGTTAGGCGATTGGAAAGATGGCGACAGGTCGCTTGGCTCCATCACCACATGGGACGACAACACAGTTCTTGTCATTGACTCCCTCACCATGCTTTCTGATGCCGCCCTGTCCTACATCCTCGCCATGAACGGACGCCTTGGCCAGCACCCGCACCAAGCCGATTGGGGCCTCGCGCAAGCCTTGGTCGAGAATTTGTTACGAATGCTCTACGACGAGGGGGTGAAATGCAATGTGATTATAAATTGCCATATCAAACCGATGGGAGATGATAATGGGGCTGATAAGTTCTATCCCAATACACTAGGCAAAGCGTTGCCCCCCAAAGTTGGTAGATATTTTAACACAGTCCTTCTTGCCCAGTCTTCGGGCAGAGGTGCAAATATTAAACGTCAGA